TTCTTAATTCGACTTTGATGTGATCTTTATCAAGTTCAGTATCAACTGCTTCGACATAAGAATCGAGAAGTTCTGTAGTATCTTCTAGGGATATTTTCTCGTCATCGACGCTTTCTCCCAAATACTCTTCAAATGATTCTGCAATCTTGAGTTCATATGTTTCAATAGATTGCAATTTATCCACAAACTTATCAAACATATACAAGTCATTCTTATTTATAACAATCAGCTTGATAAACTTTTTCTCGTATTCCGATACGTCTATAGTACTATAATCCGTCTTAGTATCATCATAAATGACTTTTTTAAACATAGTAATAGGGTTACGGACTGGAGTAATTTCTCTAGTCTCCGTATCTAATATATGAAAGTACTTAGGGTCATCAACATCTGCCCAGGTAAATTCAAACTGTGATCCTAAATAAGACACATTGCCCTGACTGGATCTTGTGTGAAAATGTCCTGACAGTACGTGTTCAAATCTGGAGAATATATCTGCATTCATACCGTGTGGATTTGGAACACCCGCGAGTAGATCAAATCCTTTTAATTCTAAATGTGCTCCAAGAATAGGAGCATTACAACTGAGGGCCCACTTAGTATATTCTTCATAGTTTGCATTATTAATCCAAGGAATAACTGCTACTCCGAGTCCATCATAATCTAAAACAGTTGGTTTCATTATAATATTTACATTACTAGTAAAGTATCCAAGAAGTTCTTTAAGGGAACATAGTTCATTGGTGTTTTTATAAAACACATCATGATTACCAGGAATGATATCCATAGTGATGCCCATATCGCGCATAGGCTCAAGAAAATGCTTACGATTGGCATTGAGAGCCTTAAAGTTAACGAACTTTCTGTGTTCATAATAATCACCTAAGTGTAAGATGTTCTTAATATTATGTTCTTTTAGGTATGGGAAAAAAATGTCTTGATAGAATTTTTCCTGATACTTTAGAAAAATATCTGATGAATTTCTTACACCACAATGCGTGTCGTTTAATATTGCTACTTTCATTTAATTGTGCACCTCAATTCCTAAGTGTTCGCCTTCACTAAAATGATAGCCCATTGATATCATAAATTTTTCTAATATTTCAATCATATCATCTTTGCTCAAATCTTTTTCCATTACGTCAATGGTGATTCGTGTATTAGTTGAACTTTTATCTTCGTATGGATTACAAATTAATGAAATATACGGTTTCTCTTCGGCGGGTTTATGATTCCAAGTCATTAAATACTCCATTGTTAATTGAACTTTCAAATGTATCCCAAAGCTTTTGAAATCGTAGCTCTGTAATATATTTTAGACCTAGCAATTGGTTTTGTAATGTATCACAATCTTCAGCATTTAACTTTAACTTATCTGTTGCGTGATAAATTAAATCAATATCTTCTGTAGTGTTCCAAGCTTGCATTATATCTGTTTCTAAATCAAATCTATTTTTTTCCATTTCATTATACCATAAATAATTCTAGTTTTTCTTTCTCTCGGATCTTCTCTTCTTTGGCGAATTCTTTTAACTTTTCGTCTTTAGCTCTTACAGTCGATATTCTCTGTCGTAAAGTATCTACATACTGAAGTGTCTGTTCCGCACCTGCGTCATCCATACCCATGGCAACAAAGTCTTCAACACCCATCTTTTCAATATACTTGAACTTAATGTCTTGTTGTTTCTTTTCTTTAGTTATTCGCCTAATAAAGGCGAAATAGCATATCTGGGTGAAGTAAGAGAATGCATTGGGTTTACCAGTTCTAGTGGCTGCTTCGATATTATAATTACCGATGGCTCGTAAACAATTCTCTACAGCATCCATAACCATTTCTTCTCGGTAAGTATATCTTACAAAGTTTGGCCGATGGGATAGTCCTTCAGCAATCTTAATAAAACATGAAGCGATGTAATCGGTTACTACTGGCATATCACTATTAGATTCTTTTGCAGCTCTTGCCTCCATGGCATAATCAAATACTGCTTCACTAAAATCTCTATTGTTAACGTAGTGTGGTTTTTCTTTCGGCTTTAGTTTTGCCATGATTGGGTTTCCTCCATAATTAGTATATTATACTACACTTTTGGTTAAAAGTAAAGTGTTATTTAATATATTTTTCATTGCGATATTATTTGATAAAATGGTTGACAAAACCATGTGCGTATGATATAATAATATAGTCATCCGGGGGGATAGAGGTATACTATTATTAATGTACTGTCTCTTTACTGTCTGGTAAGATGTCATTGTATTCATCATCAATATCTTCAAGTTCTAGTTTATCTGCTATCTGGTTTGTTATTCGGTTAATAATAGATTCTGCAGATTCTGGTGGTGGTACTGGATCTCTTTTCATGAGAGCATACTTAATGTATTCTTTCTTTATCTCTTCCACTACACTGGAATCACCTATAATATTATGCTTATCAATAGAATATCTTTTCTGTTCCGAGAATGGGAACCATGGGCTAAACTGATATCCCCCAATCATAGTACTGTATATAGCAACGGGTCTTTCTATCATATAATTATCTTGGTTATTATTACTTACCAGAGCAATTATATTATCACCATTAATCAGTTTAAAATTTCTTATGTTTAATTCTTTCATATTAAATATTTATATCATATAATTTATAATCGAACTTCTCTTTTGAGTATATTTTAATGCGCTCTGCCGCATGAACCAATGTATAGTTCTTCTTACTTTTCCAATGCAGATCATCAGCAATATCATATACTTTAGTATTTATATCATCAGCGGACTTTCTGAGCCCACGGCCTATACTTTGTAGAACCCTAATTTGACTCTTGCTTGGTGAAGCGAATATAATATTGTGAAGACGCTTAATATTAATGCCAGTAGAGAAAGTACCCATACTTGCCACAATAATAGCGTCACTTTCTTTTTCAGTGATAGCACGTATTTCTTCTCTCGTATCCACATCGGTTTCACCACTGACATAAAACAATCTCCTATCTATAATATCCATCTTCTTAAATTTTTCTTGTAACATATTATGCAAGGGTTTGCCGTGTTTATCCACATACTGAAACAGTATAAGAGTATTACCATCAGCATCCATAGCTAGATTTGAAATAAAGTTATTTCTTGGTTCATACTTTACAATAAAGTCCATCTCTGCTTGATAATCTCTCTTTACTTTACAGAACTCATCAGCATACTTTAAGAGTAGTATATTAATATCTAATTGAGCTAGATCGTTACTATCCATTAACTTCTTGGTAGTAGTTACTTTATGCACAGGACCGAATAAGCCTTCTAATACTAACTGATGGGTTTGAGTACCATCTAAAGTGCCAGTAGTACCCATACGGAACTTACATTCTGTGCATTTTTCCAAGATCGCAGTTAGTGATTTAGCTTTAAATGAATGCGCTTCATCACCAATCACCATTCCGAAAGGCTGAAACCAAGTCGCTCTTTCTTTATAAATGGACTGCCATGTAGTAATAACCACTCTATTCGGAATATTATACTTCTCTCTGCCAGCATATATTTTATGGCAATTTTCATCCACATTCCATTCATCAAACTGCGAATAGTCTGCAAAGTCAGAGTACATCTGCTCTACCAATGAAGTTGTAGGTACTATTAATAAAATACTTTGATCGGATACCTCTAAAAAGAACCTTATAGCCATGTAAATGATAAGTGACTTACCTGATGCTGTAGGGGATAGTAGTAGAGATTGGCTGTTACTAAGTGCGTGTTCGAGCGCTTCTAATTGATAATTACGTGGGGTTATCTTATTACCACCCGCAGTTAAAGTTAATTCTGATAATAAAGTAGGTATGTCTACTTTATTTTTAGCACCAGGCATGCCATAAGAACCATTATCAAGTTCTATATCATATTGTCTGGCATTGGCAAACTCTTGTATATACTGAAACAAACCAGTATAAAGAGTCTTCTTTCTAAGGTCATATAGCCGAATCTTGCCGTCCCACATTCTATTTTTATACGCTGGCATAAATTTATAACCAGGCACAAAGAAACAGAAATGTTCAGCTAGTTCATGTTCTATAGAAGGTTCTGTGATAATTTCCAAGAAAGCTTCATTCTTCTTTTTAATTTTTATTAAGTCCATTAGATATGTATATCTTTAAATACCAGAGGTAAATTTGCGCCATTCAATCATATTTTTAATGTTCTGATGTCTCCACTTAATATTCTCCATTATTTCTTTAAGAGTATCACACATTTCTTTAGTGTATTCCATCTTAGCTTGATGTTGTTGAATAATGGGATCAGCATCATACCACTTATCCATATCACCTTTAAGTACTGTTAATCCATTAAGAGGATCATAGTCCCAACCTTTGGAATCCATTTCCTCTTTGGATAGTTTACCATTATAGTGCATAAACTTGTCTCTAAGTATTACTTTAAAGTCTAGTTCTAGTTTCTTCAGTTTCATCTTATTGACACTGTAAAGTTCTAGGTATTTGGAGTGTAGTTTGGCGGAATCGCGGGAAGACTCGTCAAGTCTCATTTCGTCTATGAGTGAATCTTTCTTCCACATTTCTAAAATTTTTTCTAAGTTATTCATAATATATCCATGGTTTAAAATAGTGCTGTTTTAAGTACTATTATATCATACGCAGACGGAAAAGTAAACCCCTTATATTATTTCGTAATAGGTATACTTAAATGATGCGTCTGCTTGCAAGTATTCAACATCGGTTTGTTGTGTTGAAAATTCTAATGCAGATAGTGTTGTTGGAAAACAATCTCGGAAAACGATTTCTTTACTTACATTGTTATGTGACGTCAGAATAGATAAGGTTGCATCAAATTTATATGATTCACCTTTAGAGTCATTAATGATATTATGCATCCAATTAAACATTTCTATATAGTTATCCATGTCCTCAGTTACATTAAATCTTATAGCTAGTTCATCAAAATTCAACCGATCACCAGTCATGGCAATATTAACACCTCTATATGGTACGTTTGATTCTGATAACGAAACACCAGGCAGTGTTACAGCTGTACAAAAATATTCAATGTTAGGAAACTGTTTAGCATCAACTCTAAACTGAAACCCAACTGGACTTAAAAAATTCTTATTTGTTGTTAGTGTCATTTTCTTCCTCTTCTGGTTCCTCTTCTAAAAGTCCCCACCAATTCCAGCGACCATCTTCTATAGATTCTTCCATAGTATTATTTATAATGGCTAATATTCTAAACATAAAAAAAGGGACTCCGAAGAGTCCCTTTAAAGAATCAAATTGACTCAATGATTTTGCAATTAAGCAGAAACCATCATGCTGTCAACTCTGAAGATTCTGAAGTATGGGTTAGAACGGTTACTACCCGCACCTGCCGCAGTACCCACGAATGGGTTCTGTTGAATACCATATCTTGTTTTGAATCCGATTCTTGGCTGGAAGTCATTCTCACCAACGGCTTTAACCATAGTTAAAGGAACGTAAGGACAATAGAACAGACCAGCATCATATGGATTAGTACCTCTGTAACCAACACATACGAAGTCAGAAGTAGCATATGGATCAATATATACTTTTAGTCTTCCGTTAAGAACACCAGCAAAAGTATTACCTGTATCATCTACTTGTAAACCAGTAGATAGAGCAGGTGAATAGTCCATAGTACCAGAAGCTGCAAGAGCAGAAGCTACATCAGAAGATACTATTACAAAGTTACCTTTGCCTCTTCTTGTGTCAAGAGCGATCTTGTTAGATTCTCTTTCGATCTGCATGATAAGACCCTTGAACTTCTCAGCCATCCATCTGCCGTCTGAATCAGTATCTACGTTAAAGATACCTTTGATAGCAAGGTTTGACTGTTGAGCACCAAGATTAGCCTTAGTATATACAGTTCTAATCATCTCTCTGTTGATTTCCGCTAGGATTTCAGAAGAAAGAATATTAGCCAGTTCAGCTTCAGCGTCTAGTCCGTGTACAGCTTTAAGGTCTTGAGCGAGTTCCATTGTGTACTCAGCTTTCAGAGCTCTTGACTTAGCAGTAACAGTTGCTTTTTCGATTGAGAAAGCCATCTCACCGAAAGAACCGTCACCATCTCCGCCAACACCCAATCTTTCAGCAGCATCTGTATCCATTGCTGAACCGAAAGTATTAACGATATCTGCTTCATCACCGATGTCACCATCAGTATCAGCATCTGTTACACCTTCAAGACCAGTAGGACCTGCTTGTTGAGTACCAGTACCAGAGAATCCAGAGTCAGCTTCGTTATGAAGTGCTTCTGTACCACCTTGAGTACTGTATCTTGATTTCATTGCAAAGATAAGTCCAGTAGGACCAGTCATTGGTTGAACACCAGCGATATCATAAGCGATGAGGTTAGGCATTGCACGTCTTACCAAAGAGATAAGAACTGGATCAAAAGTAGCGATATCGCTACCTGCCTGGTTATTAGCTGCAGCTGCTTCAGAAATGAAGTTGCCACCCATATTTTGAGCATCTTCTCTGAGTGCTTGCTCTTGGTTCTCCAACAATCTAGCTGTAGTAGCTTTCTTGTGCTTATCAGCAATACTAGGTACGTCTGCGTGTTCTAGTACTGGAGCCCACTTTTCAATTAAATTTGAATCTGCGTTAAACATTTTTTTGTTTCCCCTTTTAGATTACTTGTTAAATTTTGAGATTGCTTGTGTGTATCTTGACATAGTGTCACTGATATCAGCCGGGGCTTCGTCAGTTCCTGCTACGCTTGATAGCTCATCAGTTGATTCACTAAGTTCTTTAGTAAAGTATGATTCTTTAACAACTCTAACTTTCATTTCAAAGTTATCTTTGTTATCAAATTCAATATCTTCGACCAAAGTACTTAATTTCTCAGCTTCTGTGTCGGCAAGCCCTGAAGATTGTTCTCTTACTACTTCAGCTCTTTCCAAAGTTTGAACTGATTCATGTAGTCTGATATTATCTTCTGTGGTTTTGTTTAATGATTCTTCAAGTTCAGCGACTGATGCAGAAAGTTCTTCTACAACGTCAACCTTACCTTCAGGCACATCGATATAATGTTCTTTGAACACTGATTGTAAAGAAGTCATAAAGTCTTCAGCAATTTCAGTCCTAAGACCTTCTGTTACTGCAACTTCATTCGTATCCATCCAGTTAGAAACAACATAGTTTAAGTAGGAATCAACCTTCTCAACTAATTCGCTTTTAACATCAGATACTTCTTCTTCAAGATTTTGCGCGTACTCAGTTTCAAGCCTTTCAACTTCATGAGCCAACTTACTAGTAAGTACAGCCTCAAAAATTGTAGCAGCTTTGCCACGGAATCCATCAGATAAAGTAGCTTCTTCAGCGATTACTGCATCTAAATCTTCCTCAAAGTCAACGGACTCAACTTTAGCTTTCGCCTTAAGTTCGTTTTTCTTCTGTGGAGCTGATTTAATTGCACTATCAACGGATCCATCATCTTCGGATTCGTCAACTTTCGCCATTTTAGCGTAGATTTTCTGCGCATCTTCTTTTCTAGCTTTCTTTAACATATCAACTGCTGCTTGAATTACTCCAGCTTTAGTTTTAGGAATAGAAATTTCTTTGACTTCAGGCTCTTCGTCTTCTTCGTCATCCTCATGGGCTGACTCATCGACTTCTTCCTCGTCATCTTCGTCTTCTTCTTCCTTTACTTTAGCTTCATCAAGAACTTCTTCGTCTTCAACTTGTTGGTCTTCAACGAGCTCGTTCTCAAGCTCTTCAGCATCTTGTTGAATGTCTTCAGACACTAGTTCATTTTCTAGTTTATTTTCGTCTATTGACATTTGTATTCTCCTATTTTAAGAATTTACAAGTTTAGAGAGGAAATTCTTAAAAGCTTTAATCTCAATATTAGCAGCGCCAACACCTCGAGCCTCTTTTATTTCAGTCTCAATTTCTTCAATTTCTTGCGGACAAAGTACACCATTATTCCATACCCACTCAACACCTTCCATAATTCCATTGACAAATGCCTCTGGAGCAGAAGGGTCTTGCACGATATCGACTGTTGAAAGCATAAAATCTTTACCAACATGCGATGCGCCTTGCTTATTCACAAGAGTTCCCATACCACGACTTGATACACCAAGCTTAACTCCACCTTCAAGTAGACCTTCAACGATCTTGCCCATAGGGGTATTAAGAATTGATGCTTTTCCTATAACATTACTTCCTTCAAACTTGAGTTCAGTAATCTTATGTGAAACTTTATCTAAGTTAATAGTAGGGCCTTCAGGGTGGTTTAATTCCCCAACAGCTCTACCTTGACTTACTTGTTCTTTTACGTATTTGTTAACGGCACCTTCAAGTATTGATTTCTCATATACTCTACCGTTTCTATTCTTTTTATCGGCCTGCATAAACACGCCTTCGATAACATACGAATTGCTACCGTCTTTTTTCTTTTCAGTAATAACCTGAAGGTTACTGTCATGATACTCTGATATAAGTCTCATTCTAGTTTTCTCCTTTATTCTTCTTCTGAAATTTCATCAGAAGACTTGCCTATCTGTGATGCAATTTCAATCTTTCTAGCATCCATAGCGGCTTGTAATTTTTGAGCAATAACACCATCAAATGCTTTACCAGCACCGACATTATCACCTTTTCCAATATTATCAATCATTTGGTCTATAGTCATTATTTAGTTCTCCTAGTATATATTTATAATATTTTATAAGTCAAAGTCGTCATCATCGTCTTGAGCACCGGATTCTTTTTCTGCTTTGATCTGATCTTCCATTTCTTTCATGGAATCTTCATCCATTTTAAGAACATTCTTTGCAATCCACTCAATAGAAACGTATTTACCTGCATATTCATCTACTGTACCCAACATCTCAAATCTTTCTCTCATCATTTCAGATTCTTTCAATTCAGAGAAGTAGTTATCTTCAATAAAGTCATATGCAATGTATGTTTTCCAATTGTCCCAGTCTTGTTGAGTAATAATACCCTTTAGCACAAGTTGGGTTCTTAGTAACTGATTAAACATATCAGTAAATCTTTTTCTTAATCTATCAATAAATTTCTTAAATTTAATCTCGTCCCTAGATATTTCAGTACTTCTACCCAAAGTAAACTGCTGTTCTTGTTCTAATCTACTAATAGGAACATTTAACGACTTGTATAATCTTTTCTGAAAGTATACAATATCATCAATCTGTCCTAGGTTTTCACCTCCGGGCAATGTTGAAATTTCAGTACCTCTTCCACCTTCTCTACGCGGTAAGAAGAAATCTTCCATCATGCTCATATGTTTTCTATCGTCTTTTATATCACCAGTTTTAGCATCATATACCAACTTATTTCTATACTGGCTCATAATACCTTTTAAGTATTCTTCTGCCTTACCTTTCGGTAGGTTACCAACATCAATATAGAAGATTCTACGTTCTGGCGCTCTACTTATTCTGTAGATAACCAATGAATCTTCCATCATGCGTAGTTGGTTAACAGGCTTAATTGCTTTATGCAAGTAAGATAGTATTCTTTTTCTATCAGGTGATAACATTCCTGAAGTCGCATAACATATTGCGTCAGGGTGTATCTTTAATCCTTGGCCCGCACTACTCATCTTAGTGTCTTGAAACAAGAAATATTCTTCTTCTTTTTTAATAATTTTTGCCCCAGTCTTAGGGTCTTGTTCTTCTTCTACTTCTTTGACCTTTCTCAACTTAGTAGGATCAATATATCTTAATTCTTTAATACCATTCTTTGGTGATTTATTATCAATAATAATATGGTAAGGTAGTCTTCCATCAACATACCACTTTCTGAATATATCGTGTGCGTATGAATTAAAATTAAGTAACTTTAATATAGTTTCAAATTCATTCTTAACTGATTCTTTAATCTTATCAGAAATTTCTAATTTATCAAGAATTAAATTTATTGGTGCTTCATCATTATCACCAACAATAGATTCGTTAATAATATCTTCAATAGCAGCATCACATTCTGGTTGAGAAGCAATATCTCTATACTTGTAAATTAAATCGACTTCATTTTTAGCTTTATCACCATCTAAATCAAGGTACGCGCCAAAATGGCCACCAGTAGTAATAACACCAGTACCATCTTCATCCGTATTAGGAACAAATGAAGGCCTTATAGGTTCTTCATTACCTTTCCTTTTTATTTCAAAACCAAAAAACTCTGCCATATGTTTATCCTCAAATAATATCAGGAGGGAACTTAATCCCTCCTTCTACTATATTTATACATCAAATTATGATGTAGTATCTGACTCCCAATACTGAACCTGTAGTTCAACTGTAAATTCTTCGATCTGATTTTCAGAATCATAAGAAAGTTCAATTGCACTTAGATTAGTAGGGAAAGTACCACGGATATCATACTTCTTAGTGACTTGTCCAGCTTTATTTAATTGTTCTACAATCATGTCAGCTTGATAGTCAGTAGGATTAGATAGTCCAGTGTTTTCATTGTGGTTATTGATACCGTTCATCCATCTCTCAAAAGCACCACGAACTTGGAAATCAGCATCATTAATAATGGTTACTGACCATGGTTCGAAGGTTCTATCACCAGCGATTTGTAATTGTCTGCCACGGAAAGGTACCATGATAGGACTAATTACTGATGCTGGCATCTGAGCGCCTTTGCATAAGAAAGAAGTTAGTTCAACATCACCTTGTGCATAACTTGGAAAGTTACAAGTAACCTTGAACATGTTAGCACGTGCGCCACCGCCCACTAATTTAGATTTAAAATCATCTACGCCTAAAATTGCCATTTTCTATTCTCCCTTATACGCCGGAGATTTCAGAGAAATCTACGCCGGTTCTTGTTGCCACAAAGTTAAGAGTAATGAAGTTAATCGACCTTGCAGGCTTGATAAAAATATCAGCTACGAATCTATTAGAATCAATCACTTGACTTGTGTTATTAGTTTGATCACAAACAACTGCAAAGTCTGTTACCCCTCTTCGACCTTTAATGTCTCTGAGGAATGGTTCAACTAAATTTCTGAACTGTGCACGAGTAAACTCGTCATTGAATTCAAAGAGTTGAGCCTCTGCCGCTGTTGAAATTGCTTTCTCCAAGGTGATGAATAATCTTCTGACATTAATTCTGTCAAAAGCAGAAGGTCTTGAAAGTAAAGTTTTATCTCCAAAAAGTACAGTACCTTGACCAGGTAATGAAACAATTGGATTAACTCTAGCTTTATAAAGACTATCTCTATCAGCCTTAGACGGGTTATATGCCAACTTAGTAACACCTAGTAGTTGACCACGATTAACACCAGCTGGTGAGAACCATGCGTCTGCTACATTATCAGTATTAGCACATAAACCTGCTTGATGTCCAGCTGCACCAATCCATCTATATACATCATTATACTTATCGTATACATACAGCGCTGTAGAATCACATGCTGCATAAGATGTAGAAGTCAGGGTTGAGACCCAAGTAACAATAGCATCTCCTGGATTAGCTCCTCTTGAAACCGCAACCGGAGGTGATATAAATGCCATACAATCTTTTCTACTATTAGCAATAGTAATAAGACTGCCAGCAATATCTTTATCAGATGCAGTTGCTTCCGCCCCAGTATTACCACCAGGGAATGCAAACAATAAATTTACATCAACTGTTTCAGAATCTGCAAACAAGTTAAGACCTGTAGCGATTTCTGCCGCGGTTGGTGTATTATCATCTGTACCTGCAGTTAATGAGTTAGTAATAGCTGCTGTTACTGTAGTATATGTAGTAGTTGCTGTAACTGCATCACCAGCATCGGTTAAACCGGTGGGTGCTGCTAACCATCTGACATATTCAGATTGTGTATTAATTACATCTTTATAGTAGTTAGTAGTTCCATCAGAACCTTTAGCATCAGAACCTTGAGATAGAAACTCGAAAGTCTCTAATACAGTTCCTGCTTTACCAGACCATTTTCCGTCTTGGTCTATTACTACTATGTGAAGTTCATCTGCTGCCGCAGTTTTACCTAAATCAGTTGCATAATCGGAAGTACCTGGAACTGCAGAAAAACTTGACTTATAAGCCCAACCATTATATGCCGTAGCATTTGCTGGACAGACTGACACTTGCAAGCTGTTTCCTAGTTCCCCTGGATATTTTGCTACCCAAGCACCTTCACTTATGTTTCCTAAATCTAAGCCTTCATAATCAGTTTCATTTCCTACAAAAAGACCGCCGCCGCCAACAGTTGCATTATCATGCGCTGTTTTAGCACGAACTACTTTAAGTGCGCCACCATACTTCAAAAATGATGCCGCTGTGAGGAAATGTTTAAAAGTATTGGAATCGGGTGTTCCGAATGTTTCTGCTAGTTCTTTCTCCGAAGTTACAGTTACAATCTTAGCCACCGGCCCCCAATTAAATGACCCAGCCATCCCGCCAATAGAAGTTGATACCGCAGGTACTACACCTGATGCATCTATTTCATTGACCTGAACTCCTGGTGATACTTGAAATGCCATCGCTTTATCCTCTCATTGAGTTAGTTAATAAGTTTTTCATAATACGTTTATTTTCACTACTATTATTTATAAATAACCACATCCTAACGAAGTAACCTATCGAACGCGTCGTTTTCAAACCAAAGGTTTTCGTCTCCTGCTAACTTTTCACCTGAAGGCGAATCTTCATCTTCTGGTATAAACCCAAATGGTAACATATCATCTTGTATTGCTTTTAATCGTTCTTTATATAACATATCTTTCATGTTAACATCAGCAAAACCTTCGAATATATCCGTAGTAACAAACCAAGCAAACATAACTAAATTCATCATTAAGTCGTCGTGGTTGGATCCTATAGCTTGATATGAATTACCCTTACTCACAAACGTACTCATTTCAACTATTGTATTAGCATCTTTTACTAATAACTTTCTCTGTTCTATTAAATCTTTTATTGTAGAACAACCAATTCTTTTTACTCTTCTTGTCATTGTGGCGCCAAGAGCATTAGACTTAATAGATGATTCTACAAACATATTTTCATATTCTAAATCATAGTATAACCCATTACAAACTACACCACCTTGGTCATTACTTTCTATTATAACATATGCTTTATTATAATAGTTCGCATATTTATATATAATGTCTGGTAATAACATCGGCGAAATATTATTATCTCTAAAAGTAGCTACCTGCTCAAATGGCCGTTTGCTTACATTGATAATATTAAATGTAGAATAATCTTGCCCTCTGCCTTTGGCAACATCAACTGTCATAACATAATCGTGATTCTTCTCTGGTACATCATAGATCCAAATATTCTCTTTATATTCTAATGGGTCAACAGAGATTTGAGATAGTAAATGATTTGCATCAATAAGAGTATTACCACGGCCGTGGAATGTATTACCAAATTCCTGCTCGAACTGTAGTTCGGATGTATTAGAAATTGTTTGTCTACGCCATTCCTCATCACGTCCTGGCACGTCCCACCAGTCAACACGAAAGGGTTTATACTCATTAGTTCCCTGCGAAGCACCTTCCCATATCTTATGATATACGTTACCAATCCCATTAGCAGTAGAAGTAATAATAACCTTAGTATCTTTACCAGATGAAACAACTGGATATGTAGAAGTATAAAATTGTGAATCATTCTCTACAAATGCAAACTCATCAAGAAATAGCAGGTTAATAGATAAACCACGAATAGATGAACCACTTGTAGCAGCTGCCATGATTTTAGAGTTATTAGAAAATTCAATAGAGCCTTTATTTAATGCCTTACAACCTGGCTGTAAGAAGAACGGTAGATTTTCTAATGCAAGAGTTACCCTTGCCAACATTTCACGAGCAGTTGCACCCTTATTAGCTAAGATCGCTATATTCTTTTCTGGATGAAAACATGCGTACCAAAGTAAGTATACTACCGATGATATACTTTTACCAGACTGTCGACATGCTAATACAATACTAAATCTAGTATCATTAAAGTGTTTAAACATCTTTTCTTGGTATGGATATAAATCGAAAGGCACAAGACCTTCGTCAAGTGATATAACTTTAACATATGTTCTAGCAAAGTAAGCGGGATTATTCATGCATTTAGCATATTCTCGCACTTCGTCTTTATTGAATTGGGTTTCTACGCCGTCTCTTTTAACAGATGGATTGCCTAGATAGCCAAATTCGCTATTCTTTATCCTCTGCATTTATAATCTTCTCATTATCTTGTGCTAATAATCTTTGGAGATCGGTTGTAGAACCTACAAATACGTTATTATTAGTAACCGCACGTTGTTCTTCTTTTTCCTTCTCTTCCTTATTTAATTCTTTCTTAGCTTTTTGTAAACTCATTAACTTGTCTGTAGTATCACCAATATTCTTAATAGCTTGAGATAGTACTTCAAATGCTCTTGGGTGTTCGGATTCTCTTGCAAGTTCAGATAATATATCAAGTGATTTAGTACCAGTCTGTATTAATTCTTTATAGGTTGCCCTAGAGAATTCGTAATCATCTTTAATATCTTTATCAATCTGCACCGGCCTATCTTGCTTGATAGTAGGTAGATTCTTCGCCAGAGAGGCGGTAAGTTTATCTTTTTTATCCATAATTATGTCCATGACAGTTAAGTAATTGTAGTCGTAACTGTGTAATTATCATCCTCATCCGCATTAGATGGTGTAATAGTAAAGTCCATATTCTCTAAAATTTCTGCACCACCAGAGTCTCCGTTAAAGTCAATATTAACTTCTCTGATAACACCTTGATTACCTGTAGGCCCAAAGAATTTCATTTTCATTGTAAAGTCAAGTTGATATATAAGAGCTCTTCTAGTAAGGAAATCACCTTCATAATCATCACTGATTGTAACACCAGTCAGAACAATGGGTACATCTTGTTTATAGTCAAACCCAGTAACAGGTGAAATAGTAACAGTGTATTCTGGTTGAAAATATGGTAATATCTGTTCTACTACTTGTAAACCATCATCTTGATTCTTGGCCATTACAAATAAAGACATATTAATATTATAAGCTACCTGATGTTTAATGGTCTTCTTTTTAGTAACATCTGATGCATGTGCTTCGGTAATAGTATTTCTTTTACCCAATTTTTGAGTAGAATCTAATTCCAAAGATGTAATTTCAAAGGCCATTCTAGGCATTTTCACAGCCATAGATGCATCTGTACCAGAATTACCATCCAATCTAGCTAAAAATTTCTGCTTAGGACCGTATGCAAGTGGGACTTTAACCTGATTTAATACCGTACCATCTGACTTAGTTCTAATAACATTAATATTATTAAAGATGGTACCGAAGACAGCTACTGCCTTTCTCATTGTAGAGTGATAGAAGTGATTACCAAACATTAGTAAGTCTCCGATGGGTCGCCGAATGGATTGGTCTCAGTAAAGTCCAAAAACCCATCAGCTTCAATTTCAAATTCATAATTCTGTGCAGCATTGTCTAATGTAAACGATTCTGAATCTGAAACATCATAAGTATTGGTTATATAACAAGTATTATTACTTTCAGCTCCTACTACGCCTAAGGTTTCTGAAACTGTAAATTCTCTCATGGTGCCATCTCCACCAGTTACACCTACATTAATAACAGTTATTTCTGCCGATGTAGTAGATAATTTATCAACACTAGATACCGTACCAGATACTACAATAGGAGCAGTACCTACGACTGGAGGTCCAAGTGAATAATCAGATGATGCCGCTACTAATGTTTGTGATACTATCTCACCTTTAGTAAAGTGTGCATTTGCTGTAACTCCAACTTTTAAAGTGGTTTGATAAGCATCGAGCGCCGCTAAATCATCGACAGCAGAAATACCAGTATCAAATTTCTCTTCACTGTATTCAAATAGAGAACAAGTTAAGTTATAAACTGGTAAGTTGGATAATTGATAGAATGGTTTTTCATGTTCTACAAATGTAATTTCAAAGAAAGAATTAGACATCGGCAAGAATATTAAATCACCTTCTTGTGGCCTTATCGAATTTAAAGAGTTATTATATAAACCAATTAATCTTTCCCACTGACGTTTAGATATAATGAATGTAGCTTCATCTCTAATTTCTAAACCAAACTTCTGGTATAAATCACCCGCGCCTTCAAATCCATCTTGGTTATCAATGTATGCTTCAATTAAATACGCGTCATCAAAACTAGACGCTGGGTCTTCGCCTAAAATTGTATCTCTTTCTACAAGAGTTCTAGGAATATAATAGACATCTTGTCCGAAAATTTTAAGTGATTCAATAACCAGGTCTTCATACAGATTCTGTTCTGATCTGACTGCCTGACTGAAATATACATTTCTAGGCATTATTTATCCCGTATAGAAATCGACTGGTTGTTCCCAATTCAATCTGACTTCTTCGTTTAATTTCTCTAATTCCTCTTTGGCGTCTTCAAAAATTTGTCTACCATTAAATTGAACACCACCTGGCATTGTCATACCTTCAAACTTTAGTAAGTTCTGTCCCCACTGCTGTTTTATAAGAGCAGTAGCATATCTTTTTAAGAAGTAATCGTTGTATACATCAGTATAAGTGTCAGGGTCTATGATTCTATAACACTCAACAACTATATATTGGTCTACAGCTACTTCATTTGACCAGTCCATATCAATTCTTAGTTGATTCTTATGTCTATCAAAACTTATATGTTTATCATCAGAGTCCATAATCATATCTAATAAAGACATCCACTGCATTGACATTTCATAATCAACAAGTGAACCTAAAAATCCTAAACTATATACATCATTTAAATGAATCTGGTATTTAACATCAAACAAGTTATTCGTGGCCATAGTATCTCTAATAGGCATAACACGAACCACATCTGTAATCATATCATTAATTGGTATATAACCATTAGTAATATTATCTGATGTAATCTGATGTTTTAGATAAACTTTTTCAATCGAGTCTGCATGATAGTGTTGATAGAGTTGAATTGCTTCATCAACTCTATCTTCTACTTGATCATCATCGACATTAATTTCAACCACAGGAGCACCAAGGCTTCTTAAGCAGTAATCTATAAATGTTTGTCTTGAATTTGGTTTTGCCATATTACTATTTATACCTTTAAGTTATATACCTGCGTTTTCGTTAGCAGTTTTTGTAAGCTGTTTGACTTCATCTGTCCATACAGCATTAGCAATGCCTTGCACTTCTGCCGATTCTTCAGATATATCTGTATCTGTATGAACCCACTCGCCATCTATTTGTTCAGACGCTAGACATACCAAAGAGTGTCTATGAAAAGAAGATGAAAGTTGCTCCCACCCTTTTGCGTCTGTGCCTTCCTCTACTATCGTAGCTGTTCTTACTTGTATTGCTTTTGTCTCACCGACAACTTCAATTTTGTCTTCGTAAATTCGTTTTCTTAATGCCATTTTTTTCTCCTATGTCCGTACCTAGAATCCACTAGGTATATTAGTTAAATTGTTATGATGCATTATAGTGAACAGCAAATCTCAAGGTCTTACCTGACAAATCTGCCCAGCTGTAATTGCCAAAGCCATTAGGTCTAAATATTAAACCATTTGTATAATTTACTGCCGCTATTACTGTTATGCTACTACTAATGTTTTGCTCTTGACATACACCACCTGTAGCTGAGTTATTACTACTAGCATTTGGAGCAAAAGGTAAACTAAGTCTAGCCAATGTAGTATTTGAGCTACTTGGAAAAGTAATTTGACAATGTGCAAACACTTTTCTGCCAATCTTAGTATATTGATTGTGTGATAAAGTGAATCCTGTAATACCTTGACCACTTGCATCTGTTGGAATCCAAGTACCTTCTTCATAATCGTCAAGCGATTCTGCGGCACTAGCTACATTATTAGCAGGGTTAAAGCTCAATCCATATTGTGAGAACACCCACTTATTAGTCGCACCTCTATCAGAGATAGTAAATGTTCTTGGTGTGGCACTACCTGAGTTAGTAAGCCTTCCCATCTCCAAAGTAAGACCACTGAAGGCATTATTTGCTGTGTCATTTTGACCATCATACAGTGTAGTTTTTGTATAAGTATCAGAACCTCTATAGTGAAAGTTAAGTGGCACTGCACCATTGTAAACAACATGGTCATCTATTATTTGTATGTCTGACCGCACATCGCCTTTTTTGTAAACCTGATAACTAGGTAAAGCACCTGCTACGCTACTACTTGTAGCTCTTAGGTTTTTGCCTGCGTCTATATTACTACTTGAATTTGGCGGTACAGATGTTGTTGCAGGGTCTAACTTATTACTACCAACACTCCATGACGTATCTACTGTTGCACTTGAACCAAATTGCGTGATTCTCCAACGGGAGTTAGAAGCCCATGACGCTGAGAATTGAACCCATAAAGCCCTACTTGTATCTAGCCTACATGTAACACTTACGCCCTCTGCTGTGCTTTGGTCGTGTTGCACACTAAATGATGCGCCACCATTAAATGAAGAAAAAGCTATTGTGCCTTTAGTAAATCCTGGGTAGTTTTCATCCGTCTTAGTTTCGTACTCTAAAACACCTCTACAATTACTAGAAGGCATTGTAAGTACTTTAATCCAATAAAACCTTGTGCCATTGGTTACGTCATAAGCATAAGAGCTTGTACTTCTCCATTGACTTGATTCTGCTGTTGCACCTGTTGAGTCATTTCTTTTAAAGGCTGATATAGCAATAGAGTTTAAATTACCATCAGTTGATACAAGAGAACCCCCTGTAACGACTCCTGTTACCCCTAAAGTTCCTCCGTGTATGGCAACGTTCCCGCTACTATCCATTTCAATACAATCTGTTGTGCTGAAGGCTCTTGATATTCTTAGTTTGTCATCACTGGTATCTTGAATCGCATAATAATTACCGCCTGTAAAATCGCCATCATAATCAAATAATATGTAGTTATTAGATCCACCACTTTTAAAGGGGCCTGTGGCTGTAATACCCGAACTACTAGTAATAGCGCCACTATCAAAAGTACCACTTATATCAACATTGCCAGTATCTAAATCTATTCTAAATGTATCAAATGTTCCAGAATCGTCTGCAATAGAAAAATTACCATCTTTTGCAATAAGGTGAGCATTTGTATCATTATCTTTAATTTGTATAAATCCTTTATCATCTGTACTTTCAAATACTGCGATTGTGTTTGTTGCACCTACATTTACTTGCAATTGACCACTAGAGATAGTTCCTATATTTGTTAGATTTCTTGAGGAATCTATTACTGTTGTTCCATTTATCTCAAGATTATTCTTTACGTTTACGTTTCCTGCAGCAGTAATAGTCAAGTAGTCGTAAAACGTACCACCAATATCTTTACCAATACGCGTTGCACTGTTATTCGCTGCAATCATTGCGTTGTTGCTTGAATCAACACCCATGTACAGGGCTGGTACTGTAGAGTTTGCTCTAGTTATGCGGAAGAGTTGGTGAGACGCAGTGCCTACATTAACCTGTAATATACTTGAAGTAGAGATAGTTCCTGTACTTGTAATTGCACCACTAGAGATAGTTCCTGCGAAGGTGGCGTCGCCTGTATCATCAATAGTCATAGCAGCAGCTGTATTTACTGTTGTTCCGTTTCCAGTATGCAACTGTATTTCAGTAACAGAATTAAAATCTCCTGTTGCACCAAGACCACCACCAATAGCTAAAATAGAATTAGTGTTTGAATCTGTAAACATACCAATCATATTATGGTCTTGTTCTGAAGAGGTATAATGTCGTGCTGCAATTGCTTGTCTCTTAGTTCCAGTTGCTGTAGTTTGACCAATCCTAACTGTTTTATAGTTAGTAGCACCTAAAAGGTCTAATCCATAAGTTGGACTACTCGTTCCAATTCCAACGTTTCCGTCCACTAGAGTCATAACATCAGTATTAGTGCCATTAGTTTTAACCCTAAACCTCATTTCTCCATCGTTGTCATCATGGTAAAACATATTAATACCAGCGAAGAAGCCATTGGTGCTGTCTAAAGCATAAATTCTGCCAAGATAATCCCCTGCTGACGGAGAAACAGTTGAATTACCTAGAGCTAAATCAGCTCCATTACTGTCTTCTAAGTGCAGCAGATAAGCAGGAGCTGTCGTTCCAATTCCAACGTTTCCGTTACCCTTGATAATCATCATAGGGGTATTGCCACTATTAGAAGTAACTTTAAAAGGAGTATTAGTAGCTGTATTCCAACGAGTGTCTACCCATAAACCATCCGATGCATCAGTGTATGACGCTCCAGATGTTCCTGGCGAATTACCGTCGTTCTCTACTTTCATTATAAAGGAATCTACATCTTTCTTAACTGTTAATAAGTACCCAGGAGAGCTGGTGCCGATACCAACGTTGCCACCATTAAAATAAGAATTACCAGCAGTATCAATAACAATTGTATTTGTTCCTTCGGCTTTCATTCTTAGATATGCTTTATCTAAGTTAACACCTGTAGAGCCTCTATTACCTAATAAAACTAATTCATAGTCTGCTGAATTAATAAGTAAATCATGACCGTCACCAGTAAGATTTATTGGTTTGTTGAAGTCCCACTCATCATTTGTACCGTCATATTTAATAGAAGGATATGTAGCACCTGATATTTCAACTTCAATACCAGCACCATCTGCAGCTGCAGCATTAAGTGAACCACTTGCTAAAGTAATACGCTTATCATCAACTGTAAGAGTGGTAGAATTAATTGTAGTTGTTGTTCCATCAACCTGTAAATTACCAGCGATAACGACTGTTCCAGTATTGTCTCCTACTGCAGCCGGGTCGATAGTAAATGTTGCGGGCCCAGCGATATATCCAGTTGTTGTAATATTGCCAAATGTTGGAGTCGCAGATGTTCCTACATCTTGTCCAATTGATATTTCACCTGAAGAATATGTGACTCCAGTTCCACCAGATAAATGTGAATCAACTCTTGCATTTGTAAAGTAAAGATTAGTTGAACCTTCTGTTAAATCATCTGTTGTTGCAGCTGCAATTCGAGCATCTGCTCTTGCATTTGTAAAGTAAATATTAGTAGAACCTTCTGATACATCATCAGTATCAATTGCAGTTAAATTACTTGTTGATACTGTAAATGAAGTGTGCAACATTGAGGCAGTAATAACATTATCTGCTATATGGTCGCTTGAAATATAGTCATTAGGTATTTTACCAGTATTTAACTGACCATTACTATCTACAAGTTGTGCTAATCTTCTGTTTAATGTATATGCCATTTAACTATTTATTCCTCTATTGCAGTCCATTGTTGGGTTTCTTCGTCCCAATAATAAGTATTTTCATCTTCTGGTCTTGGTGTTGGTGGTAGCCAAACACAAGCATCTTCATCTAATGTCCAAGATGGAAACGGCTGTGGTGGTATGAATGCGTCTTTTGTGGCATCATAGGTATAACCAATACCTGCATAGTTTTTTCGTAATGCTTTAGACTGGTCTGCAGAAGGTGTATTTGAATCCGGCTCATAATGCACTCCACCTCTTGTATTATAAGATGTTTGTAACCATGTTCCTGGTGTGCTATCTACAAATGTATCAAAAAAATCTTCATCAGCTCTTATTATATTTATTACTTTATCATTTTCTATTTTTGCCCAATGTGTCATAATATCTCCTATGTAGTATAAGTTCCTGAACTTGTAAATTTAATTACAGTAAAATCTCCATTAGTTGTTACTGTTGGTGAACCAGTTGTTGTTCCACTATAATTTGCAGTAGGAATTCTTAGTATTACTACTCCAGAACCTCCTGCTCCAGTTTGTGAACCCGCTGCTCCACCTCCGCCGCCAAGATTTGCTGTACCATTTGTACTTCCAGCCCCGCCGCCTCCAGAACCACCTGAGCCACTTGTAGCACCACCGCCACCATAAGTGACAGCACTTCCAGTAATACTTACAGATGTTCCAGCTCCTCCATCTGTACCTGTTCCATTGGCACCAGTGCCTCCACCGCCACCACCACGGTCACCACTTTCTGTACCTGTTCCGCCGTCAAATCCTTGACCAATAGTTCCTGATCGACCTACACCATCTGATTCTGAACCACCTCCGCCAGAACCACCTGAACTACCAGCTGTAGTATTACCACCACCTCCACCTCCACCGAGAGATGTAATATTAGTAATACCCGAAGTACCGGTAATGCTTGAATTACTTCCTTGTGTTCCAGGAGTATCGTGAGTGGTTACTCCACCTGAAGCTCCTGCACCAACAGTAATGGTTAGGGTATGTCCAGAAGTTACGATAAGTGGGTTTTCTGCTGTAGAAGCTCTACCAGAAACGGTACCATAAGATGTTCTTAATCCACCGGCACCTCCGCCTCCACCAAATCTAGCAGGAGAAGTACAGTCACCACCACTGCCTCCACCACCTAAAACTAAATAATCTATACCATATACTGTAGATACCATTTTCCAAGAAGAACCATCATACTGTTCTAAATTTCCTAATGTTGTGTTAAATCTTACCGCACCACTTACTGCACTTCCTGGTCGTTGTGCTGTAGTTCCTTTTGGTATTACCATTGAAGTAGTTGAAGCTACTTCAAATTTTGCTCCTGCAGAAACTGATGTTGAACCAAAGCCAAAGACAACATCACCAGCTGTATTCATATGCATTAAATTTGTTGCAGTGCCATCGGCCTCTACCATCATATCAAAAGTATTAGCCCCTGAATAATTTTTTACTTTGAATGAATATCCATGAGCACCTGCATTTGTTGATGAAGTATCTCCAAATGGGTCTGTTCCAACACCTCCATCTGTAAGCATATAAATCGCTGCATCTAATTGACCAGCATCTCCAGAGTTATTACTATCTCCTGATAATACTAATCTTGCTTCTCCTGTTGCAGAAACATTTAATGATTTTGCACCTGAACCCGCACTGACTGGATTGGCTGTTCCAATTCCAACGTTGCCCGTATTATCAATACTCATTGCATTGCTAATAATACCGCCAGCATTATTGCCTACATCAAATCCTAATCCACCGTTGTCTATTCCCTGTACTCTACCTAAAGTTCCTCCAGGATTCGTGAAAGATATTAATGAATCTAAACCATCTGTTGAATTATGTAGATTTAATAAATCTTCAGACGTATTTTTTACTACCAATCTATAGCCTGTTGGAGAAGCAGTACCGATACCGACGTTGCCTGTATTAGTTATAACAAAATCATCTTGATTTCCACCAGTATTATAAATATGTAAAGCTCCATTAGAATCTTTAAAGATTCTACCTGAGTTTGCATGAGAGCTTGTGATTGTTATTCCATCACCCCCGCCATCACCCTTTTGTCGAATACCTAAAGTACCTCCTGAACTTGCTTCTGAACTTGTACTACCTACAATTTGTAATTTAGTTTGGGGACTATCGGTACCAATTCCAACGTGGCCACGATTACTTCCATCGTCTCCTATAGTTAAGTGACTTGTAAAAGTAGTGCCATCAGTGGCCATTTTACCAAATTTCATTTGATAAGCAGCTGAGTTTCCTGTAAATAATCTAAGTTCTCCAGCAACAGTATCTATTCCGAATGGGTTACTTCCATCATTGTTTAGCCAAATTCCAGCATTTGAGCCGCCGAAGGCCAAATTTGCGCCAGGGCTCGCAGCTCCGATACCAACATTGCCATCCAAGCCGACAGTGACTAAATTAGTTTCGCTACCACTTAATTCGCTTCTTATATGTAAATTGTTTGCTGTACCAGTACCAGCAGAGCCTTCATAAAAAATAGAAACAGCAGGAGAGCCATTTTCTACAAATAAAATTTTAGAATCTTGATCAGAGTCACAATCTATTCTTAAGATAGGGGCAGTATCAGATATATTTAATATGCTTTGAGGATTATCAGTTCCAATTCCCACTTTGCCGCTGGCGTCGATGCGCATATCTTCTAAGCCATCGGAACCAAACCATCTATGATAACCACCGGTCTTATAACCAAGATAACCTATATTATTACCACCTACCAGTTGATAAGTTGCGGCTTGTGTACTAAGTTGAAGTATGCCTTTATTTGCATTTCCTGCTGCACCTGTTACAATAACTGTGCCAGCGCTGTCTATGCGCAGGCGTTCTGTTAAATCTTCAGAGTTATCTGAAGATGTATGGAAAGTCATATATCCAGGTGCATCTCCTGAAGCTGCTGTACCATCAGTGCGGTGTATTATAGCTCCGCTAAGAAAGCCACCATGTCTAAATTGTATTCCAGAACCTCTATTTGCAGCATTTGCTGTATTGTTACTAACTAAGTTATATACTACTCCATTTCTTTGGCCATTAACATAAATACCCGCCAATGGATCTGAAACTCCTGCAGTTCCACTATTAACAGCTAGTTGATATGTGCCTGGAGCATCTGTTCCGATACCAACGTTGCCGTCTGCGCCTATAGACATAATCTTAAGGTAACTTGACATATTAGTGCCAGAATGCATCATGAAATCATTATTTGTAGTTACACCATAAGTAAAATCGATTGCATCAGTTGTAGGATTTGCAATTGCAGCAAATGCGTTATTGCCATATCTCCATAAAAGACTACCACCATGAGTACCAGAATCTTCAGACATTAATTGAATTGCAGGTTCAGTTGCTTCTATACTGATAGCAGAACCATCATATGCATAAGTGTGATAAATACCAGCTTGGGCAGAGCCATCTCTTACGTGTAATTTTCCTAAAGGGCCAGATGTTCCG